TTCTACCGATTCTTTCTTAGAAGATCCACGTACCTTGTCTGCAAGGTCTTTGTCTGCCTTACCCCAAGTACCTGATGACTTAGTGATGAAAGAGTTTACTCGTGCAAAGCCCCATTGCTGTGGAGTCGTACCAGGTCTGTGACCAGTTTTCCAAGCGGCGATGCCTCTGTTATAAACTTGACGTAAAATGCCTAATGGCATGCCAGACTTCTCTGCTTTCTTCTTTAAGCCCTCATTGCCCTTTGCTTCGTCTAGTATTACTTGATCAAAGATGTCGTTAGTAGTTTCTTCAATAAAATCGATGAGTGCTTTGTCGGACTCAAACTCTTCTTTATTGATGCTTGTGATTTTCTTGCGTAACTCTCTAGTAAGCAGTCCGTCCATTTCACGCTCATGCTCTTTAGATAAGTTTTGTCTTTCGTCTTTGTGCTGTCTCTTAAGTCGCTTCTCTGCATCTGTATTGATAGCGATTTCAGCTAATTCAACTTCTTCCTTACGTGTACGGAATGCACGAAAGCGGCGATCTAATTTAACTGCGCCTTCTTTACCAAACATCTGATGATATCGTTTGGTATGCTTAGATGTCTTAGTCTCTGCTTCTGCATCACCTGGCGCAGGTTTATATGCAGAGTTGTCATCATCATCTTTTTTACCATGCTTCTTGAAATGTGCGTCACGCTTATCTTTGGTTGACTTGGCTAAACCCTTGTAATATACCGCAGGCTGTGTACCCTTCTTATCTTTGATATCTGGGTCTTGTCCAGTAGTAGGTTCTTCGAATAGTGCAGTGAACTCTTCATTCAATAAGAATGACTCAAATTCTTCGTTAACACTCTTCTTACCTGATAGTTTAGCAAGGTCTGCTTTTCTAACTTTTGGCAATAGCTTCTTTGCGATTCTATCTATTGCAGATTTCTTTGTTGCTACTCGCTTATCAATAAGCATCTTTTCAGAAGGAGATAGACTGTTGTACTTCTCGCCCTTCTTACCAGCAACTTTCTTACGAATGATTTTAATGGCAGCCTTTCTTGCACGTAACTTTAACTTGTCCATTGAAGCGGCTTTCTTAGCCATACGTCTACGACCTTGAGCAATCTTAGACTTGTACTTACGCATAGTGATTGCTCTCATGCGTCTTTGCTGAATAGTCAATGCTTCATCGAGTTCTAGCATCTCAGCAATCTTCATGCCACCACGAACCATATCATATACATCTTGTGCATCTGATTGGAGTCTGCGAGGTAGACCTGTTTTGAATTTTTTGAAATCGCCCTGTGAGGCTGCGGCTCTCATCTTAGATGCAGACATGCCCTCAACACCTTCTGAATCTGGGTCACGGTCACCAGCAGATACGATAGATATATTGTCGAAGTTATAGTCTTTGCCGTTGTACTTGTTGAGTAGTTCATCGAACTGTTTAATTCGGTCTTGCCCAACTACAAGAATTACTTTAGAGAATTTCTTCTGCAACTCTTGCATGATTTGAATGATAGTACGAGCATTGGATTTTACGATAATGTTGCCAAATGCTTTCTTTGCAAGCATGATCTTATCATCGTAATCTAAAGGATTTTTCTTAGCGTCTTGGCTATGAGAAACGTAGATGAGCGGTGTTGCCGCTTCTGATCTCGCTACAGATTTGATTTTGTTTACTAGCTTTTCGTGTCCAACAGTGATTGGATTCATTCTGCCCCAACCGAGAACGACTGTCTTGTTGGGAGCTTCTTCAAGCTTAGGGTTGACTTCAATCGAATTCTTTACTAAGAGTTCGTCTTTTACTTTCTTCGAAGCCTTCTTTGACTTCTCTGTCTTATCCGTCTTCTTTTTAGAAGTCGTTTCTTCACCAGAGTTTGCCTCTGGATTATCCATAGAATCATCTTGCATTTCTTATTCCTCTATCGTAGGTTTACCGTAGTCTTACTACAACGATTTGTTATGTACTATTTATAAATTACAGTAGTTCCTTACTGTCTTCCCATGCCTTTTGCACACTAGCTAGATTTTTTCTAGCAATCTCTAATTCGGTGAGTGCTTCTAGTTCCAACACTTCGGCACTGGTACGCTTATCTTTTAGTATTTGATACTTTTCTTCTGCTTGTCGTACCATCTCTGAATGGTTTTGAATGCCACGTCTTGCGTCTTTTTCTGCTTGAATTGCAACCACAGGATCCACATGCTCATTTTCGATGACCGGCATTTCTGCCATCATTGGAAAATCTTCTTCTTCAATTTCTGCGTCAGTATACACAGGATCACTATTCGCAATGTGGTCACTAAGATGCTCAATTAAGACGGATTTGGTAAGTCTTCTATCCAGTTCGATGCCAACTGTACGACCATAATCTTCTAACTCACGCTTTGTCATATCAACGAAATTCATAATTAGTCCTCTGATTTAACTAACGTAAAGATGCCATAAGCAATTGCGCCATACGCTGCCCAACCAATTAGACCTTGAAACATAAGTGCGACTACACCAACTGCGATAAGAACTCCACCATCCCAAGATGTGCGTTCCATTAATCTGTTTTTTAACCAATTCATATTATTCTCCTTTATAAAAGCGAAAGCAGGCAAGAAGCCTGCTTTGTTAGACTTCATAGTCTATTTATCATTTACTGGACATGAGCTTTTTGAGGTACATCATACATTGCTTGGATTCCTCGTGGTAACCCTGCCTTGCGAGTTCCGCCGCTGCCCGTGAATAACCCACCATCTGCGAGTACCGATCTAGTGAAGACCACAATCCCGATAAAGGTGAAAATACATAATTGCTTACTAAAGCTGTCATTAGACCCACCCCCGTAAGTTTTTATTTGTCATGCATTGATCGATAACGTCTCTTCTTCGTGCGATTGACCAGATATCTCCACGTGAAATACCGATATCGTCTAAGTCTTTGTTTGATAACTTCATCAAAGCTTTTTCTGTTTCTTTAATGGCTTTACGCTCTCTACGCATAGTCATAAAATGTCTAATTAAATCGAGTAGACCCTCAAAAGCTTGTGTTGTGAAGCTAGCGGCAGTAAGTACCATTTGTGTCACATTCATCTCCTTATGTGTATGTTGTGTTATGTCAATCTTGTTGACACATTTATTTATACACGAAAAGTGATTTTTTGTGATGCTAAATCCGAATACCCGTGATGCGGTGAATGACTTACTTCTGCCATCCCTTAATATATTCGGGAGAAAAGTTTGCTTTACTGAATTCTAATCTGTCAACTAATTTTACAGCATTTCTGCCTATGCGATCAATAGCGACAAAGCCTTCTTGCTCAGTCACTTTGTATCCATCTCTAGTCTTAAGAAATGTTCCTACAGACTTCGCTTTGTCTAACTGAGTTATGATCCTAAGTTTTGCTTCTACGATCATATTATACAACTCAAAAAGTGCCACGATTTGTGACTTATCGACATTAGAAAAGTATGACATAACTTCTTTTCTTCTTTCAGTCTTACTGACTTTGCCCTTCTCGGACTTCATCTTATCGATTTCTTTTTGGTAGTACTCATACATCCAGTCTACCATATCTGTGACAAACTTGGATGGATCTGTAATCTTTTCACCTGCACGTACTTTTACGTTTAGATATGTCTTAACTCTTGTAAGTAATTCGTCATTTTCTGTGATGCCGTCAAACGTTGCTTTGTTTACTTTATTAAACTGTTTACCAGCGGCAGATAATAGTAGAGTAATTGCATCTGTCTCTGTCTGTGTCATTGTGGCATTACCACTTACATCTTTATATACTGCGTCTACTGACCAGACTGATCTGGACGCTTTGAGAGTGCTTGCGATCTTCTCTCCAAAAGACGCTTGCATTGATTCAAAAGATTTTCCTCTGTAGTTAGTGTGCCAAACCACACCGATCTCGGATCTGAGGATTTCAGAAGCAAGCCTGCTTTTCGCTGGTATAGCGTAAACAATCGTATTAGGATGAAAAGTAATATACGATTCACCATCAATCTGTATTTTCTTAATATCTTTCTTCGCATAGAGGAAATCACCTTGTATCACTCCTTTAATATTCATAGATGGCAAATGCTTCAATGCCAAATTCATTTTTATATTCAAATCACCTTTAGTGTCTGCATCAACATCTGCTTTAGTCTTATAGACCTTAGGGTTCTTGTTGAAGATGCCTTTCTTAGCAACAAAAAACTTACCATCAGAAGGATCGATACCAGCAAATACTGCTGGTGCACCGTCCCACTTAACAGTCACATTCACTGGTGCGCCAGACTTACCAGATAGCATATCACGCAAAGCACGTAGATAGTTTATCGACTCTCTAGCACCATCTACACCTGCATTTAGCAAGTTGTCTTCGAGGTGCTCCATATGTGTATTTTTGTCTTCAGTCAAAAATGATGAAAGGCGTTGCATTCTATGCTCCAAATAATTTCTTTACGTCTTCGGGATTATCGAGGCTATACTTAGACTTGATATTAGTCTTCAGTCTGCCTTGACAGCGATATCCAGCACCAACGACACGATAGTCTTCGCCTTCAAATTTTCTTGCTTTACTTCCAGACGGTCCTAATCTAAATTCGATATTAACAGATCCTTTGTATTCTGGAACATCTAGTTTTAAGGGATTGCTTCCTAGATAGAAAAGACCTGCTTTACCAATCTGAATATAATATACGTTCTTTCGGTTATATGCTTTAGCGATTGTTTTCGCTGAGTCAAAAGATTGTATCGCATTCATCTTAGTTAAGTAGCCAGCTTTCTGTGCCGCTGACCATGCGTCTTTAGTGACTGAACCGAAAGGTATCGTATATGGTGTTTTTTTGTGGAATGCTACGGGCTCTTGCTTACGAATAAAGTTAACCCAATCTTTTAGTGCTTTGTCTTGTTTCTTTGCCGCTTCTATGAAAAATGGAATAGCGTCATCGTCTACCGCATCGGGTTTGACTAAGGTGTGGGTCTTA